GAAAAAAATCCTCTAGCTGTTCTTCCAGATTGTTTTTCAATTTCTTGAGAAACTTCTCTTTCAAAACCAGCTTTAGACCAGTCGTTAGTTAATGATGCTCTAATCCCATTTGTGATTGAGTATCTTTTTTGTTCTTTAGAACTTAATCCTACTTCATTCGGATCTGTATCTAAAGGTTTTGAGTTACCGATTTTGTCTAAAACAAGACCTTTAAATTCAGCAACTGAGTTTCCATCTCTTACAGATGCATCAGCCAAATCTTGTAAGTTATGTTTCTTACCGATAGCACTGATTTCTCTAATTCTTGTAATCTCAGCTTTTTGAATTTGATCTTTGTTTACAACTGGTTCAGTAACAGTTTTTGCTTTTTCCATAGCATCTCCTTTTACAGTTATTGTTGTTGTTTGATTTAAAGATCTGCCAATTCCCACAGTTGTATCTGCTGGAACCGACACCATTGAAATTTCTAAAGGTTTAATTCCAACTCTGAAAAAATCTCGTCCAAGAGATTCTTCATCATTTTCATCTTCCACTTTATCCATTTCTTTAATTAGATACCCAACAGAAATATTCTGCCTGATACCTGATTTGACATCTTCAAAGACCTCGTTTGCTAACTGAGATTTTCCGAATCTAGCAATGGCTCTCCCTTTGCCATCAACAATTTCAGCCTTTTCAATGACACCTATTTGAGCTTTTGTATCATGATCTAAAAGCAATGGAGCTCTGCCACTACTTACAAAGCTCATATCAGTTTTAGTTACATCAATACTCTCAATTCCAAAATCTCTCTCTACTGGTTCATCTGACATAAAAGAAAATTCTGCTGTTCTTTTTTTATCATCTACTTTTCTTTTATTTAAAAATGCAGATCTAAATAATTTATTTATATTTTCTGATCTATCTTTTTCTTTATCATCATGCATAGATTTTTTATCTTTATCTTCATCTTCTTCATCATCTTCATGCATTGATTTTTCTTTATCTTTATCCATGTGGTAATTTTTTTGTTCATCATCTTCATGAGCTCCTTTTTCTTTTTGGTCATCATCATGCATTCCTTTTTCTTCTTTATCGTCATGACCTTCTCTTTCCATTCCTTCATAATTTTCTGATTTACCAAATTTAATAGTAATTGAATTTTCATCTTCCTCAATTTTTTGTATGTGTCTTTTTTCTACTTTTGTCATAAACTTTTTTTCCTTAACTGTTTTTTCTGGATGACCTTCTGGTAATAAATCAGTGTCATGTTTACCACCTTGAAATCTTCCATTCTTTAAAGCGAAATGCCAGGAATTTAATCTTGCAAATGCCCACTGTTCTGGAGAGCTAACATTTGGTCTAACTGAACCTGGATTAGTTTTATAAGCACCAATCCCTCTCTCAAAAACTTTTGTTGCTTTTGCAACAGTAGATCTTGGATTCCACTTCTTCTTTGAATCCTTAACATCTTCATTATGTTGGTCAACTTTGTTTTTAATTCCTTTAGCAACTGCTCCAGAAACTTGTCTTGATTTTTTACCTTCTAATTTTTTTGTAAGCTCCAGGATAACATCTTTCATTCCTTGAACTCCTAAATCTGGATTTACAGATAACCATTTCATTAATGCGACTACTCCAGCAACATTAGATAAATTAGGTGATAATTTACCACCTACAAATTGAGATCCATCTTTTTCATGTCTAGCTGTCCAGGATTCCCTTTCTTTGATCTTATCTATAACTGTTTCAGTATAAGTACCATTTTCAATATGATCTTCTAAAATTCTAAAAGATCTATTACCTTCAATATTACCTCCAGCTTTCCAGATTTCTGGAGTTTGCTCTTTTACATTCTGAGCAAATTCTAATGGAAATCTCTCATATTCAGAATTTCTTAAAGATACTTTTTTATCATCACCTTTTTTTGGAAAATTAGTCGCCATCTTTATCCTCAGGTGTTTTTATATTTTCCTCAGATTTTTCTCCATAAGGTTCATAAGCAACTGAGATCTCAAAATTATCTCTTAGGTTTTTCTCAGATTGTAATTGAGAATATAGATCTTCAGTATCTCTACCATAGTTTTGTTGAACATCTTGAACACTAATTAATCCATTTTTTAATAACAATACATTTGCTTGAGCTTCTCTTTGTGGATCTATCCAACTAAAACCTTTACCCACAAATCTAACTCTAGTGAACTTATCAAATTTAGTCATTGGTAAATTTAATTTATTTTTCATAATAGCCATCTCTAACCATTTTAAATAAACAGGCTCTAATAAATGTTGAGCTAAAAATCTTTGCATATATTTATAATATTCTCTTGCTTCTAAAACTGATTGTCTTAATGATGAATAGCTAACTCCTTCTAAGTCGTTAGCCAATTCATTATATGGAACATTTAATCCACTAGCTACTTGTCTTAATATTGTTTTTATAAAAGCCTCAAATTGTTGTGTAGGATGATTTGGATCAAATGTTTTGAAATCTACTCCACTTGGTAATTGTTCAAATGTACCAGGTTCAACATTCATTAATCTATTATTTTTATCTGTAGATTCTCCATCTCCTGTATAACCTTCTCCATCAGGTGAAGTAAAGAAACCCATTTTACTAGCTGATACTCTTGATGCTACTAATTCAGATTCTAAATATCCAGCCAATTGTTTTAGTTGAGTTATAACTGGTGATAAGAATGGAACACCTCTTGATTGGTATGGTCTCTCCTGGATATAAATATGAACAATATTATCTGCTGGTATTCTTACAGTTTCCCTTCTTAATGATGCAGAAAAATTATAATCATAAGGATGTTTTGTAAAAACATGATAAGCAACTGGCTTTCTGTTTTTATCCATTTCAACACCCATTCTTATTTCATTACCATTGCCTAATGTTTCATTTTTTTCCTCATCTAAATAATCAATATCAATTACATTAATTGCAAAACCAAAATCATTTTTAGCATTTGGTAAGATCTGTATTAATACTTCTCCATCTATTGCTAAATTTTCTATAACAAGTTTTTGAATATCTAAAAATGTGGATCTGCCATCAGCAGTACAAATTCCTTTTTTACTCCAATCACTAAAGTTTCTTTCTATTTGTGCATTAGCTACAAAATCTGGAGTTTTATCCTGGTCAATAACTTGAGCCTGGAGTTTGATACCCATTGATCCAATAATATTTGTTTTTAATAAATTTACATATCTTTTTACATAAGCATTATTTCTATGTAAGTCTCTACATCTATCTCTGAGTTTTCTTATTGAATATCTTATTTCTGAATCTGCACTTTGAGTTGAACCTACAAAATCATTTCTTAACCTATCTATAAGAGCTCCTTCATATCTTCTTTTATTCAGCTTTTGTCTTTTGAAAAATCTATCGTACCAAGCCATAATTAAAATCTCACCAATACTTGATTTCCAGAGCCTTGTCCTGACTTAGCTCTTTCAATTCTTTTGTCTCTTAAAACTTCTGCTTTGTAATAATCTCTCCATTTTAATAATTCATCTGGAGACATTTTTGTTAAAGATCTGTTGTTTATAGAATAATTTGCAACATCACTATCAGCTTTACCTTGTAACAATGTTTCTATTTTATCTAAAACAATTTGTGCATGTGTTCTTTGTTCAACATTTGCATTCGGTAAATCAGATAAAATTTTAATTGTTCCTTCATCTACTGTAACCCTGTCCGATCCTGACTCAACAGTTATTATAAATCTATAATCATCAACTGGATAACTTGCAGTTGCTGTTGCTGTAAAAGTAAATAAATAATCAGAACCATCTGCTGTTGCAGTAACAGAAAATGTTTGTGAATGTTGACCTAATCCTCTTGCCTGGAATTTAGCAGTAAAAGTTGAGTTAGGATAATCAGTTCCAATATCTGATCTTTTAACCTTTACTGTATCACCAGCTCTAATTTGTTCTGGAAAATCTGATAAAGGTTCTGTTAATATGTTTGCCATTTTTTTTATTTATCCCATGAATTTATAAAATTATTCCTTACAATTGTTTTTTGCCTTGGTCTAGTTTCATTTTTATTTTCTTCTTCATTTCTTTGCTTGTTTATATTAAACTCAATAGCCTTAAAATTTGGATTGAGTCCATGGAAACTAGCAAAAGCATAAACAAAGCAATCCAAAGCCTCATTGTGCCTTCTAGTCCTCTCATAAACTCTCACTGGAGCTCCCTGTCTAAATCGAGTTACTACCCTTTCTGAGATCAACTCAGAAAAATAATCCTGATCAAGTGAATTGGAAAACTTGATCAATCCCTCCCTCCTAACTCGGTTGAAGATCACATCTTTTGCTGAATCCACTCCAATCAAAAATAATGGTATTCTAGCAGTATTATTTAAACTTGGTCTTTTAGGAAATATTGCTCTATCTCCACTAACTCCTTTTATTGCAAAAAATCTTCTTGTAAATCTATTTTTACAATAAGCATAAACTGATTGAGTAAAGTGTCCTCCACTATCAATACAGGCAGATGCAACTTTAATTCTTTTACCATCTTTTCTAGTAAATACTTGATTAAGCTGTTTATCTAAACTCATCCAAAGCATATTAGTTGATGGATCTCCATTTAACACTTCATGATGAATTACATGTATTATTTCATTTTTAGTATAGCCTAAATAAGTAATATGTAATGATGTGTCCTGGACATCAACTCCAGCAGTAATTAATAAAACATCTTCTGGAACTGTATCTTTATCAAAATCTTCTCTTTTAGATAAAAGCTCATTTTCATCTAAACTATCTCCTTTATCTTCCCAGGTTTCGCCTAATGATAAGTTAATAAATGTTTTTAATTGATCAGGAAATTTTTTAGCCTCCAGGAAGGCTGTTGCCATATTAGATAATCTACTCCAGGATGAGTAGAGCTCCGATATATGAAATCCAGCTACACCATTAAACTCTGCTGTAGATTCATAAAAACCTCTCCTAACAGCTTTCCATCTTTTAGGATCATTCCATAAAGATCCACAATGCTCACAACAATATTCAGCAGTTTCTGGTTTATCTTTATCCCATCTAACATTCTTCCATTTCATGATTTGGAATTGACCACAATCTGGACATGGTACTTTAAAAAATCTTTTATCTGATGTCTCAAAAGCATTGTCTATTCTACATGCACCTTTGATAGTTGGAGCTC